GAATAAAGTCAGGGGGGGGTGTAAGGAATGGTCAGATGTGGTACGCTTGCGTTACGCATCAAGACGCATGGGGATTGGTTGAGACTAGACCAACTCATCGCTTTAGGGCTTTCCGAATTTAAGTCTGGGTGGCTTCCAGATGTACAGGAGGATGTAGTCCCCAGCCGTGTTGATGCAAAAGGAAAGCGCCAAGGGACGCTTTGGCTATGTCGCATCATGAGGGTTTTGCGGCTGAGATAACCTCCCATCTCCTGCCAGAAGGACGCACCTTGCTGGCGATAGGGGCATCAACAACTTACAAGACAGGAGAAAAACTTATGGCAAAAAAACCTCGTCACATCCTTCGCTACTTAGAAGACCCAAACACTTGGGACAAGTCAGCCTTTGAAACTGCGATCCGCGCAGAAGTAGAAGGCTCGACTGGCACACTCACGGCCAGCGATGAGTTCTTGATTGGCTCATTGGTGATTACTGTTGACAGTCTGCTGACGGCTGAAATCAACATCCGCGAGATGGGCCACCTTTACCAGTACAACTCTGGTGAAGCGGCAAGTCCTTGGTACAAGATTCGTACCGAAATGGCCGATAAGGCTATAAAGATTCTTGCGGAGTTGGGCCTTGTTGCCCGTGGTCGTCCAAAGTTGACAGCAAAAGTGAGTGATGTAGATGAGCTATTCGCCACTGCTTGAGCCTGCATTTGCTTACGCCATTGGGGTAGTTCGGGGAGACATCAAGGCTTGCGAGGATGTAAAACTTGCCTGCCAACGGTTCTTGGACATGGTGGAACGCAAGGATTCGCCCTACGAATTTGTCCCGGCCAAAGCCGAACACATCCTGAAGTTCGTCAAGTTCTGCCGCCATGTCAAAGGTCCAGAGGCTGGCAAGTCTATTGAGTTGCAGGGCTTTCAGGTCATGTACTTGGCCGCGATCTACGGCTTTCGTGACAGGCGTGACCACTCGTTTCGGTGGGTGACAGACATCATCTTGTTCGTGCCGCGCAAGTCGGGCAAGACCACAATCGCGTCTATCATTGCGCTATATGAGTTGCAGTTTGGTGACGCTGGCGCTGAAGTCTTCACTTTGGCAACTAACCGTGAACAGGCATCCATTTGCTTTGATTCGTCCAAAGCTATCGTGGAAGGCATGAAGCCTGAGTTGGCATCCAAGTTTATTGCCTACCGCAGCGAATTGAAGAAGGCAGGCGATTCGACCTCGACCTACAAGGCGCTGTCCCGCGAGAACCGCAAGACTGGTGACGGTAAAAACCCATCCTGCGCCATGATTGACGAAGCGGCTCAGATCACTGAGCGTGGGTCTATCGAGGTGTTGCATTCGGGTATGGGCGCACGGAAGAATCCAATGCGGATGTACCTGACAACTGCCAGTTTCACCAAGGAAACCAAGTTCTACGAAGACCTTTCGCATTTTCGACAGGTGTTGCGTGGCGCTGCTCCTGACAACTATCGCTGGTTTGGCCTACTGTATAGCATTGATCCGGGAGATGAATGGAGCAATCCTGATGTCTGGGGCAAAGCCAATCCAATGCTTGGTATTTCAGTCACGATTGAACACATCCAGCACATGGCCGAAGAAGCTGCTGCCAAGCCTGCGTCTTTGAACGAGTTCCTGTGCAAGCAGTTAAATATCTATGTGTCGGCCAATTCGGCATGGGTTGATCGTAGATTTTGGGACGAGTCTGTTGATAGTCTGCCGACTGAAAAGCCTGAATCCACATTTATTGGTTTTGACTTGGCGCATACCCGAGATTTGAATGCTGTGGTGACTTTGCACCGATATGGCGAAGAAGATTTCTATTCACAGTTCCAGTTCTTCTTGCCAGAAGAATCATTGGACTTTGTGCCAAACCATTACAAGTCAATTTATATGGAAGCGCACAGGACTGGCATATTGCGCCTGACGCCGGGCAACGTGACGGACCTCAATGAGATTGAATCGTTCATCAAGCAGCAATGCGAGAAGTTCGATGTCAAGGAAATCGGCTATGACCCGTACAACGCTGCCGCACTCGTGGCAAACCTGTATGCCGAGGGCTTGCCCGTGAAGAAAGTCGGTCAGGGCATGGCTGTATTGTCAAATCCATCCAAAACCACTGAGCAACTGATTCTGAAGAAAGCAATCAAGCATGATGGCAATCCTTTTGTGGGATGGCAACTCGGAAATTGCGAGGTTTACATTGATGTAAACGGAAACGTGAAGGTTCGCAAGAACGAAGCGGACCCTTCAGCCAAAGTGGACGGTATTATTGCCATGATTATGGCGTTACATTGCCATTTAGATAATGTATTCGTCAGTGATTCATTTGGCTTTAGATCAATTGAGTGGTAAAGTGTAGGAAATTGAGGGGAAATCATGGCAATTCTTGACATTTTCAAGCGGAAAAACACTCAGTCTGAGAGCAATACTTTGTTCGGTCAGACTGCTCTTGGCAACAACATTGTTTACCAAGGCAGTGATAAACGTGCCGGTGTCAATACTCAAATCCTCTATGTAACCACTGCAAGCACTACAACTGCTGGTCGCCCGGTGGATATGTCTGTGCTGACTCGAAACAGCACAATCATGTCTTGTGTCGGGGTAAAAGCCCGGGCTTTGGCCCAATTGCCGATCAAGATTTGTTGTGAAACAGCAGACGGTAAAAGTGTTGATGCAGTTAAAGGTGAAGGCGTTGGGACGCGAGATAAAGCCAAGGCTCGTCAAGTTGCAAAGTTGCTGAGTAGTCCTAATAACTTCCAGAGCAAATATGAGTTCTGGTATCAATGGTTGATGTGGTACGAGTTGTCTGGTGAAGCCTTTACTCTGTGGTGGAGGAAAGACCAGAATAGTTCTACCGAGACTCCATTGGAAATGTATGTGCTGGATTCAACGCTGATTGCGGTGAATATCACGCCTACTCGCTATCCGACTTTCCGACTGTCTACCCCGAGCTATGGTTTCAACAAAGACCATGAATTCAAGTATTTCCAAGTCATGCACAGCAAAGAAATGGCGTGGCAAGGTTCTGCTGGTTTCAACAAAGCAATTTTGGCAACTGAATTGGTTGGTCTTGACCAAGACATTGATTTGTATGCCAACTTTGTCATGCAAAACGGCGCGAAGCCTTCTGGCATGTTTGTGACCGATCAAGTGATCCCTGATGGCAAGTACAAAGAGATTGCAGCCCGTCTGAAAGAAGCATGGAACAATATGACTGGCAGTAAAGCCAGCGACCCAAGCAAGCCGGGTCAAGGCATGTTGTTGGATCAGGGCATGAAGTATCAACGTGTGGAAATGTTGACGCTGCAAGACGCTGACGCTGCTGCTTTGAAGTTGCAGACAATGCGCCGCATCTGTGGGTTGTTTGGTGTGCCGCCTTCCATGATCGGCATCCATGACGGTAAATTCAACAACAGCCAAACAGCTTTGGATGAGTTCTACAAAACCACTATGTATCCAACAATCGTCAATATTCAGCAGAAATTGACACAGCATTTGTTGGATGGTTATCCTTCTTTGTCCGTTGAGTTTGATACCAAGGATTTCTTGAAGGGTGCTCCTTTGGACCAGATGAATTTTGCTACAGCTGGCGTTTCTGGCGGCATTATGACTCCCAACGAAGCCCGGAATTACATGAATCTGCCTTCTGTAGAAGGTGGGGATGAATTGGTGAAAGATACAAAGCCTGCTGATCCTGTTCCCGGCTCTAGCGCCCAAGATACTGGCGGTGGTGGTGGGAATCAGACTCGGAAAATGAACATCGGTTCCAAGACTTGATTAAAAATGCATACTGATACACAATATCTGTTAGCATTAGCGAAACAGGTCAAACGACCTACAAAAAAGTTGCCTGTATTATTAGGGCAACCCCCTAAAATACAGGACAACAACCAATCCATTGCTTTAGGGGCAATCAATGAAGACATTGAATCTAATCTGCGAAGCCAAACTGAACTTGAGCGAGAAAGCCGAGAGCGGCGAACCGTCTGGACAGATTGAAGCTCGTATTACAACTTGGGGCGCTCGTGAAGGCGCTGATGGTCGTAAGTTTTTCTACAAGCCTGAAGGATTTATGCAGTGGGCCAAAGAGTTCGCTGCATCAGGCCGACCACTCCCAATGTACGTTAATCACAATGCTGATGCTATTCCTGTTGGGGAATGGACAAGCATTGAAATGGATGACGATGGGATGAATGCTTGTGGCCGTCTATATTTGAACACCACAACTGGTTCTGATCTGTATCAAGTGATGAAAGAATCTCCCAATATGTTTGGCGGGGTTTCTGTTGGCGCATATGCAGAAGAATATCAGTGGGTTAAAGAAGATGGCGAACCAATGACCATTGGTTCTGATGACCCATATGAATCTGGTTATTTCCAAATCACCAAAGGTGGTCTGCGTGAAACCAGCGTGGTAATGCATCCAAATAACATGAAAGCAGAAATCAAAAAGTTGGAATATTTCCGACCTGATGGTTCTGCTGATTTGAAAGTATTGGAAGAAGCCCTGCGGGATGCAGGTCTGTCCAAGCAGATGTCGGTTGCCGCCGCATCTGTATTCAAGTCGGTGATTGAGCAGCGTGATGCTGCAAAAGAGCCTATTGAAACTGCGCCAATTCAGAGTGATTCTGATGCGGAGGCAACCGAAGCGGAAATTCTCGCGGCTCTTGAGCAACGTGAACTTCTTAAACTCCTAGACAAACGCTTGAAAGGCTAATCATGTCTAAAGAAATCATCGAAAAACTGGATGCCATTGAAGCAAAGCAAGTTGAAGCTGTTGCTGCTGTGGAAGCCAAAATCCCCGCTGCTGTTGAAGCTGTTAAGGCTGAGATGGATGAAAAAGTTGCTGCTCTGGAAGCCAAAGTTGCTTCTATTCAGATGCCTGAGTTCATTCGCGCTCCTGCAAAGACTGTTCGCCAAGATGTGAACCGTGCTGTGCGTGAGCAACTGAGCAACTTCTACAAAGGCAACAACCGTTTGGAAAAAGAACTGCAAATTTTTGCAGACGAAAGCCAGATGGACGCATACCTGAAAGAAGCCTCGGCTCTGACTGGTGGCGGTGATGGCAAAGGCGGTCGTACTGCTTACGATCCAACCTTTACTGCTCTGCGTTTGATGAACCCAATGCGTGGCCTGTCCCGCACTGTGGCAACTGATGGCTCGTCTTATCAGTTCCGAGTTCGCACGGGCAACCCCGGTGAACAATGGGGCTATTCGATCCAGAACAACGGCACTCCAACCACTGAAGATACCAGCATCTGGCAATTGGTTCTGCAAGACCTGAACGTGCAGTTCCCAATCCGTACCGCTGCTTTGGACGACATTGATGGTTTGGAAGCTGTGGTTGTTGATGACATGCTGGCCTCGTTTGCACAAAGCGAAGCTCTGTCGATGATCCAAAACAACGACCAAGCTGCTCAGTCCGGTACTAACCCTTACGGTGGTACTAACGGTCTGCGTGGTCTGGACCAGTATGCTGGCTCTAACGCCACTTACACTGGTGGTACATCGTCTGCTGCTGCTTTCGGCACTTCCGGTACTGGTTCTACAAGCGGCCTGCACTCGCTGGCTACTTATGACCAGATCACCACCAACGCCAACACTGTGGGTGCTAACAACATCCAATACAAAGACGTTATCAACACGATCTACGCTTTGCCACAACAGTATTGGACATCGAACGCCAAGTTCATGGTCAGCCCTATCTTGGCTCAAGCCATCCGTGGTCTGCAAGACACCAATGGCCGTCCAATCTTCAACTCTGTTGAGTCGTTGAATCCCGATGGCATCATTGGTCAATTGCTCGGCTTTGATGTGGTGATGAACAAGTATCTGGACAACCCAAGTCAAGGCACTACTGGTACTGCTGGCACTAACAGCCTGTACCCAATGTACTTTGGTGACTGGAGCCGTGGTCACACGATCATTGATCGTCTGAATATGGTCATGCGCCGTTACGACCAGACATTGCCCGGTTACATCACCTTCTTCGGTGAAAAGCGTCTGGCAACATCTGTGCGTGATCCAAACGCACTGGTTCGCTACCGTAGCACCGGGACAGCAACGTAAAGTTGGAAAGGGGGAGCTTGCCTCCCCCTTTTGTTATGTTTTACACATACATTCATTTCAAAGCCGATACGCATGAGCCTTTTTATATAGGAAAGGGTCAAGGAAATCGGCATCTTGTAAAGACAAAGCGAAACAACTATTGGAACAATGTTGTTAGCAAACATGGCTTTACTTCTGAAATAATTTGTAAATGGAAAACAGAGCATGAGGCTTTAGAGCATGAAAAACTTTTGATTCAATGCTTTAAAGATATTGGCGCTGATTTGGTTAATTTGACTGATGGTGGCGAGGGAACTTCTGGATGGATTCCTTCTGCTTCTTGGAGGGCAAAAAAAAGTGCTTCACAAAAAGCCAATTTTGTAAATCCAATGTTCAACCAAACATCTGCTGAAAAAAGAAAAAACACAATAACAGGCCGGACTTTATCTGAGTCACATAAAGCAAACATTGGGTTGGCGTCTGTTGGAAATAAAAGTCGCTTAGGCTTTAAAAACACAATAGAATCAAACCTGAAAAGATCGGATAAATTGCGCGGAAACAAGCATTGTCTTGGGATTGTGCAAAAACCAGAAGCTAATAAAAAAAGATCAGAATCTTTGAAAGCGTATTTGGCGCTTAAGAAGTCATCAATTTAGGAACTGTTATGACCATTACCGAACGCATCCTGTCTGGAATTAAGCAAACATTGGAAACTGGCGATCAGGTCAAAATTGACTTGCGCGAGGCATCTGCCATCACTGGTTCAGGACTGAATGTCGGTGGTCGCACAAACTTTGATGACGCATTCGCTGCTTTGCGTTATGCAAACCCGTTTCGTCAAGGCGCACGAAATATCAAAGTGCCCGGAAATTCCGCTGTTCAGTTTGTTGCCAAAACTGGTAACGCTGCTAACAGCACAAACCCTTGGGGCTACACAGTCAGCCCCAACACTGGTTCCCCAAACATTAACACCAGCATTTGGCAATTGCCGACTCGCGTGATTTCCGCGCAACTGCCTGTTCGCTCGGCTGTGTTGTCTGATGTGAATGGTTTGCAGTCTGAATTGGTCGAAGACCTGATGATGGAATTCGCTCAAATTGAAGGCGCATCTTGTGGCCTGAATAACGATCAATCAGGCACTACTACTACATCTACTGGTGGTACTGACGGCCTGCGCGGATTGAACAGCTATCCCGGCGCTGCTGGTGCTGCTGCTGCCTTTGGTACAAGTGGCACAGCTATCACAAACGGTTTGCATACTCTGGCTACTGTTGGATATAACAACACTGGTGGCCTTGAGGCTGAAACTTTGTCTGCTATGGCAGATGCTTTGCCAGCGCAATATTGGTCTTTGCCGGGTACTGCTTGGATGATGCATCCATCTGCAATCCGAACCTTGCGTAACTATGCTCATGGTGGCGGTGGTTATTCGTTCATCGACATTGGTTCTGGTGAAGCTGGCTCATTGCTGCATGTGTATGGTTTCCCTGTCATTCCAAACCCATATTTGGACGCTACTGGCACTATTGGCTGCAAGTCAATTTATCTTGCAAACTGGCCTCGTTTTATGACGATTGCTGATGTGGAAGAAATGACTGTTCAGGCAATGGAACAAACCACTCCCGGTTTTGTGAATTTGTATGCTGAAAAGCGTATGGCAAGCTCTGTGCGTGACGTTTTTGCTGGTGTTCGTTCAATCGAGACTTAAACATGAGTTTTGATAACTATCAATACGCTGCGCCTTTCGGGGCGCAAACACGCAATCCATTCAACTATGCAAAGGTTGAACAGATTGGGCGCGATAGTGTCACTGCGTGGTTGACTCTTGAGGAAATCACCAATCAACTGAACTTATTTCAGGACGAGAGCCAAGATACATACCTGCTTGGCCTTGAAATCGCCACCAGACAGGCGATTGAGGATTACTTGGGGATGTCTATCCTCCCGGTAACTTATCGCGTCTGGTACGGTTCTGAAAGCCTTGTGGCATCACCAATCAGTCTTGATCTGCCTGAAGTCAGTCAAAACTTGTATCCAAGCCAACCCGGAGTAACAATCAACTCTGTTGGTTATTGGAATGATGCGTTTCCGCCTGTGTTCCAAACATTGGCAAGGACAAGCTATTACTATGATGCTTCTGGCAACAAAGTAATTGTCAACAATTTGCCAACAGATGTAAATTCCGTGATGACTGCTCCAATCATCGTTGAATACACAACTGTTTCCAATCCATTGTCTACATATCCCGTGATTAAGCAGGCAGGATTGTTGTTGCTCACGCATCTGTACAACAACCGTGCAAATGCCACAGAGACAAAACTCAAAGACATTCCATTTGGCGTGACAACTTTGCTGAAACCATACAAACCTTTGGTGATGTAAATGGCAATTGCTCGTTTTGAGAATATCAAAATCAACAATCTGACTTTTGGCAAGTCAGATTTTGGTGAGCAATCTACGACACAAGTATTGTGGTTTGAAACTCGTGCTCGGGTTTCGTCTGTTGCCAACAACTTGAAAATTGCTGATAAATATCGGCTGTATCAAGACTTGACAAATTTCACGCTGAATTACACGCCAAACATGAAAACAATAGTGGATAACCAAAATCTCTATTCCATCACATGGCGTGGTAAAGATTGGCGTATTGACAATGTTCGTGAATCTGATGACCGCATGAATGTCATTTTCATGTGCTATCGTTCCGATCCAGTAACGGCGGTCTAAATGGCAACACAACAAAATGTGGTTCAGTATGGCAAGGCGATTCAGTATCAACTGAGTCAAATTGTCAATCCTGTGCCTGTGTATGCGGCTTTTAACCGTAACTTTGCCACACAGCCAAAATTCATTGTTTGGATGTTGCGTAACGTCCATCAGCCGGTTTACACCGGACCAGTTCAAAGTGTCAAAGGGATTGACCGTCCTATATTTCAGATTTCTATCTTTACCCAAGAGATAGAAGATGGTTTCACAATCTCGAATCAGATATTACAATCACTGCACGGTTATAGTGGTTTGTTTGGTGGCACTACAAATGGCTTTCAAATCTCGAAGGCTGATGTATTGTGGTTATACAACTCCTATAACAACGAAGAAAAAATTGCGCAAATCTTTTTGGATTGCACTCTGGACATCGCAACATAAGACACTTGTTTAACTCTTTAAGGAACTCAAATGGCCCTCCCAAACAAAGTCTTGCCGGGTTTTAGTGCAGCCCTGTACTGTCAGCCCACTTCTTCGCCTACCCCTTTGACAACTGCTCAATTGTCTTTGGTTGCAAGCGTTTCTCCAATCGCTATTTCTGGCAACTTGCTGCCAGTTGAAGCCGTGCCTGCTTTCGGCCAAGATGATGCTGTTGCGTCTTACTCGGTCGCTGGTTCGCGTCAGTCTGACAAGATTCCAGTTCAAGCTGCACCTACCAGCATGACTATCACTGCCGCTTGGAACCCCTCAGATGCCAACTTGCTGTTGATGCGCGGCGATGCTGCTTCCGGCGTGGTGGATCGTACTTTTGTTGTGTCGGCCACTGAAGGCTCAAACATTGTGTACTACGCCTTCAACGGTCGCGTTGGTCAATTCCAAATTGATGCCGCCCCCGGCGCTGAAGCAAAATGCACGTTCACTGTTCACCCTCGTGGTAACCAGTTCGGCTGGTCCAACAACGCATAAGGAGTAATCATGGCTGCACCTAATAAAGTTCTTCCCGGCTTTGCTGCATCGCTTTGGATGCAATCTGGCGCGACTCCTACGGCTTTCACAACGGCTAACCTGTCTGTGTGGACAGCTCAAGTTGCCACAATTGTTGGCACGGCTGCAAACGGCACTGGTACTGCTGGTGTTTTGTTGCCTGTGGAGGCTGTGCCTGCATTCGGTCAAGATGATGCTGTTGCCAGCTTCAGCGTGGCAGGTTCGCGTCAAAGCGACAAGATTCCCGTGCAGGCTGCTCCTACGAGCATGACCATCACGGCTGCTTGGAATCCTTCTGATACCGCTCTGTTGCAAATTCGTTCTGATGCTGCTTCTGGTGTTGTTGACCGCACTTTCGTTGTGGCTGCTGTTGATGGCGCTACCACTGTCGCTTATGCTTTCAACGGTCGTGTGGGCCAGTTCCAGATTGACGCTGCGCCCGGTGCTGAAGCAAAATGCACATTTACTGTTCATCCACGAGGCAACCAGTACGGCTGGTCGAACACCTGATGAAAGTCTCAGAAGCCATTGAAATCATCGTTGGCACTTACGGCGACATTGAATCTGTCGCCCGTACTTTGCCTGTTGATGCTGCTGAAGTTGCTGGTGCTATTGCAGATGCCGATACGGCTGAAGCTGTGGCTCTGGCACTTTTGAAAAAATACAATCCGTATACTGCTCCAAAGGCAACAACAAAAGTCTAGATATGAAAATACAAGACACGAGCGACCTTCTGAGTTACCTGATAACCCAAGCCAGTGAACGCAAAGACTGGTTTGGGTTTGTTCAACAACGCATCACTGCAATTGCGTTGGCGCATGAAATTGCGCGTAATCATGCAGATACAATTTCGCCAGATCAAGCAGTGGATTACGCTATTGCTCTGAACGAAGCTGTATATCAAAAAATCATCCGCACTACACGATAAGGAAAAACCATGACACGACTTTCATTTGCATTTGGTGAAATCCCCAATCTTCGCACCAAGACATTTGAACTTGGTGGACACACATTCAAGGTCCGCATCCCTCTGTCTAAAGAGCTTGATGCATTGAATAATCGTGTGATCAACATTGACAAAGAAGAATTCAAGAAGCGTTTTGACAAGATGACATCATCTTTTCGTGAATCCGAGGCTATTGATGGCATCGTGGTCATTGAGGATGATGTGGTTGTTGAAGGCCGATCTACCAAAGACTTGGTTGAAACCATCTTGCAGATGGAAAACCGAATGGTCGAATACATCAAGTTGTTGATTCCTGAGAATGGCACTCTTGATGAAATCACTTATGAAGATGTTGAAGCTGAATGGCCTATGGCCGTCCAGCTGGAAATCCTTGCCAAAATCTCTGAGGCTATCCAGCCCGGTTACAAGGATTCCCGAAAAAACTAATTCAGGACATTCGCCTGCAAGCCAGAGCGTATATTTACGCTCATGGCGGGTGTCCAGATGATGTTCCTGTGGATGACATGCGGAATATCGAGATTATGCTGTCCGATGGCATGATTGGTTCTAAAGCCATTCTTTTGGCTCTAAGTTCCTTGACCACGGGCAACTTAAACTCGAAAATACAAAAGACAACAAAGCCGTTTACGATGAAAGATGTTCTTCCATCAACGCATGAATACATTGTCCCGCCGCTGACAAAGGAACAACAGCAAGAGCAAGTCAACAATCAGTTGATGACGTTCTTGGCTACTAGACCGGGTTCGGAGGCTTACCTGAAAGAGTAGCATGGCTCAACATATCGACACGTTAGGTTTTGAGGGCAAGGACTTGAAGTTCCAGCTTTCTGGCTTTGCCGATTTTGAGCAACAAATCATGGCCTTGGCAAATGGTTTCAAGACAGATGTGGTCTTGAAAGAAACGCTTGCCAAGGCCGCTGAGAAGTCTATGGAGAGCGTTTACTATGCTGCAATGGCATATGCCCCATATGACATTAAAAACCCTCGTAGCGAGTCTCGTCCAATCCACATGCGGGACACTCTCAAGCTCAAATCTCGCTTGACAACACCAAATGACAGGGATGCTCCAAGCATTGGTGAAAACTCTGTTGTTCTGGCGGTTGTGTCTGTCAAAAGAAGTGCGGTGTCTCTTGCTCAAGAATATGGCACATCAAGAATTCCTGCTCGACCATTTTTGCGTCCAGCACTTCAATATGGCGCTCAAACGGTCATTAATGATTTAAAGACCAATCTTGCTGAGATAATTCCAGCATACGCGCAAAAACTCGCCAGAAAGAGGAAGTAATGGCTAATCATCAGAATGCTGCAACTCTTGGTGTTGCCCTGAGTCTTGAGACTGGTAGCTTTGTTGCGGAAGCTCAAAAGGCAGCTTATGAAACTCAGAAGCTGAAAAACACGATTACTCGTGAAATGAAAGCGGCTGACAAGGAAATTCAGGCGCTCAAATATGCAACCGAAGACTACGGCAAAGCCGTTACCAAAGTTGCTGAAATTGAGCGTCAACTTGAATCTGGTCGCCTGAAAAATATCAAAGGAACAGACAAGGCTGCTGAACTTTTGGCGCAGGCCGCTGCCTATGACAAGATTGCCGCAAGTCAAAAGAAGATCACAGGCGAACTGACGCAACAGCAGAAGATGGCTCTGACTTATCAGACCACTGACTTGTTTACTCAAATTGCGTCTGGTCAGAGTCCGATGATTGCCATCATCCAGCAGGGCGGTCAATTGAAAGATGCGATGGGCGGCATCAAAGGCATGTTCACGGCAATTGGAACACTGCTGACGCCTTTCAATCTTGCTCTTGGTGGCACTGCTACAGTTCTTGGCTCTTTGGGTTTGGCGTTTTATCAAGGAAGTGAAGAAAGCAAGAAATTCCATAATTCATTGATTTTGACTGGTGGCTTTGCTGGCATCATTGAAGAACGATTCAATGGGTTGTCTCGCGTTATTAGTGACAAATTCAACATTGGAATTGGCGATGCTCGTGATGTTTTGCAGGGTCTTGTTTCATCTGGGAACTTTACCTACAAATCTTTGGATGCTGTTGCAGGTGTTGTTGCAAGAGTTGCTTCTTTGTCTGGCGATGGTGCTTCTGTTGTTGCGGAAAAACTTATTCCAGCATTGGATGGTTCTGCGTCTTCTGCAAAGAAACTGAATGATACATATCATTTTTTGACGCTGGAACAATACAAGAACATTGAAGCACTTAATCAGCAAGGCAAAACTCAAGAAGCAGTCAAACTTACTGCCGATCTTTTGACGGAATCTCTTGCTGGTCAAAGCGCAAAACTTGGCTATCTTGAAAAGATGTGGAAGGCCACAAAAATTGCGGCCAGCGATTTCTGGGATTGGATGAAAGAAATTGGGCGCGAAGAAGACCCTTCTATCGCGGCAATGAAAGATCAAGCAAGGCTCATGGAGTCTTATGTTCGTCTTGGTGGTGAAGGAGCTATCAAGGGCGTTCGTTATCAGGCCGCGCTTTCAGAATACAAGCGGTTGGCTGAACTTATTGATCAACAAGAAAAAGAAGCCAAAGCAAAATCAGATAAAAAAGCAAAAGACGATCTTAAGATCACAGATTACAGCGCAACTGGTGGCGCTGATAGAACTCGCCAGCTTGCAATGCAAGAAGCAAAAATTCGTCAGGATGCTTTTTATGAAGCGGCCAAAACAACGGCCACTGAAGAAGAACGAATCAGGCTTGAGGCAGAACAGAAGATCGCTGCAAAGAAGTTTGATTTTGATGCCATTAGTGCCCAAGAAAGACGAGCAAGAGGTGTTGAACTTGAGCGCGTTTTGAATGCTGAGATTGAATCAATTCGTGCTGAACGTGATCGCAAGATTTCTGATGAGCGTTACAAGCAATATCGCAAAGAACTTGATCTTCAGATTGCAGCCATGCAACATGAAGAAGCATTTCAGGCAGAACGCGACAAAGCTCAAGATGCTTATGTTCAAAAGAATTGGCTTGCTTACAAATCTGTTGAGGAAATTCAAAAGGCTGAACGTGAAACTCTTAATTTCAAGATGGAAACATTTGGTTATACGCAACGAGAAATTGATTTGAAGAAAGTCGATATTCAACTTGAGCGCGAAAAAGCCATGATCAAAGCAAATAGTGCAGGTCAAAAAGAATCTGATATTGCTGAAGCATATCGTTTGGCTGAAGCTACTGCTGCACAGAAGCGAGAAACAGTTGAGCTTGCTGATGTATATCGAAAAATTGATGTGACATTCCAATCTGTATGGGGCAATCTTTCTTCCGTAATTGACAACTTTGTCAAAACTGGAAAAGCAAATATGAAAGAGTTTGCTCGTAGTGTTATTCAGGATTTGATTGCGATCCAAATGAAAGCTGCCGCCATGAAATTTCTTGGTGGCGCATTTGATATGTTTAAAGGTGGACTCGGTGGCGGTGGCGGCACTAGCATGAGTCAATTTGAATATGCAATGGTTAGTGGTTTTGCAGACGGCGGTGATCCTCCTGTAAATCAAGTTAGTGTTGTTGGTGAACGTGGTCCAGAATTGTTTATTCCTAAAACTGCTGGAACAATCATTCCAAACAATGCTTTGGGTAATTTGGGAGGAAATTCTGGTCCTGTATTTAATGGTCCATACATTGCTAATATGAGTGCAATTGATACTCAGAGTGCAATGCAATTCTTGGCGAGAAACAAACAAGCAGTTTGGTCCGCTAATCAATCCGCACAGCGGTCAATGCCAGTGAGTCGATAATATGAGCCTAAATACAATTCTGAGCATTTCTGAAAGCGTCACAATCAATGACCATCGTTTTGTTGGTCAAACAATTAGCCGCAATCAAAAAATATTGACCAGTGAAATTTTGACGGTTGTGCCGTTTAAATTCAACATGAGGCCAATGAACTATTTGCTGTATTCGCAAAGTCGAGGCATTCTTAATGCTTTGCGAATTCCTGATAAAGCAATTGAGCAATATTTGAATTTTGGTTCAACCGGATGGTTAAACTATATCAAGTATCAAGGAGATATGAGCTCTGCTCAAATTGCTGCTTGTCAATGGCAAACAGCTTCCGCTAACAAATTGCTAGTTCTTGGTTCTTTGCCTGCAATTACTTCAACTGCATATTTGTTTCGCATTGGAGATTTTGTGCAAGTTGGGCGATATGCTTATATTGTCACAGCAGATGTGCAACGTGGTGCTGGAACAACGGTTAACGTGCCAGTCCATCGCAATTTGATGGAAGCTCTTACATCTACTGTGGCTTGTGTTGCAGGTCAATTTGGAACTACTGTTAGTATGGGCGGGAACACTTATACTGGAGTGACTTTCCCTGTGATCTTGCGTGACTATCCAACATACACACTTCGACCAATGACAAACGATTCGTTCATTGAATGGTCTGGTGAATTTGCTGCATTTGAGGCGGTTCTATGAATGTTATTACACCTGTTGACGGAACAAACAATATTCGTATTGCTGATTTTGTCCGCATCAATACTGGCGCACAGGTGTATAGGTTTTGTACCGCGCCTTCTAATATTACTGTCCCGGCAGTTGATGCTATTGCATTTGATGCAGTGGGTGCGTTGATGAAAGTTGGTGATGTTCAGCGAGACATTAAAAGTACGGGCAACGATACATCAGTTTCTTTGACCGGCATTGATACATCGGTTCTTGGATTTGTTTTAAGTAACACGGTCAAAGGCTCATATATCCAACTTTGGCATGGATTTTTTGATACAGATGGCGCACTTATTACGACAGGTGGCACTGGTGGCTTGTATCAATTCTTTAGTGGATATGTTACATCATTCAGCATTCAAGAAAACTGGATGGAGGAAGCTCGTACTTTTGTTGGCACAGTTCAGATTGGCGCGTCAAGTACGCAAATGACTTTGCAAAATACCACTTCTGGCCGATACACAAATGATGATAGTTGGCAGTTTTTTAATAATGGTGATTCAAGCATGAACCGAGTCAGTTTTATTGAAACAATTGCCTACCAATTTGGGAAACGCGAATGATTCGCAAAGCAACTCGTTTTGACATTTCGAGCATCATGGATATGTTGCGTCGATATAGAAATGAAACGCCTTTAGATTTTTTGCGAGATGCCGACGATGCCGAGTATGTTGGGAATATGCTGAATGAGCTTATTGCCGGGCGTGGAGTTGTGTTGATCGCCGAGATTGACGGGAAGGCCGCAGGGATGATGATTGCGGCAGTCATGCCAAGCATTTGGTCACCGAAGCATTTTGTGCTGACAGAGTTTGCTTATTGGGTTGAGCCGGAACACCGTGGCGGCACTGCCGGGTACAGGCTGTTGCGAGCATACTTGGATGAAGCAATTGCGCTGAAAGATGCTGGCCGAATTTGCAACGCCTTCATCAGCAAAATGGTGAATAGTCCTGACCTGAAGTACAGTAGGTTTGGGTTTTCAAAACTTGAAGAATTTTGGGTGATCTGATATGCCGGGTTCAATTATTGCTGTTAAACTTTTTGGGCTTGCTGCTGGAAGTATCGCGGCAGCGGTTGTTGGATTCGCCATCAACCTTGTTGTATCTCGCATCATTGCAAGTGCTGCATCACCAGATACAAACACACAAAACGCAAATCCCGGAAATCGTCAGCAGGTTCCACCAGCAGGCAGCAACAAGCTACCAGTGATTTACGGAAGTGCTTATGTCGGCGGCGTCATCACAGATTTAACAATCAGCAGTGACAACCAAACGATGTATTACTGCTTGGCTTTGTCTGAAGTAACAAACACCGAAAACGGCGGCACTGGAGATACATTTACTTTTGGCAATGTATATTGGGGTGGCAAGCGTTGTGTATTTGATGGTACAGATCAGACAAAGGTTGTTTCTTTGCTTGACGAGTCCACAGGGCAATCGCAAACCAACGTCAATGGCAATCTGTTCATTTACTTATACCGCAACGGCTCATATCAACCGGCCAACAGCTCAACGTCAGCAATTTCCGTGATGAGCACAACAGGTTTGACTTATGCTTGGGATTCATCCAAGCTGATGAGCAACTGTGTTTTTGCTATTGTTAAATTGATTTACAACTCAGATGCCGGTTTGACTGGCATCCAGCAAACGCGGTTTCAGATCACCAATTCAAGAACAGCCCCCGGTGATTGTTTTACCGATTTCCTGCAATCCGCACGATATGGCGCAGGCATTCCTGCCGCTCAAATTGACTCTACAAGTCTTGCTGCTTTAAATGCTTACTGTTCAGGAGCTTTTACTTATGCGCCATATTCAGGTGGCACAGCAACATTTCCAAGATTCAGATTTGATGGTAGTTTGGACACTGCAAACACCGTGATGACAAATATGCAAAACATGGCCGCATCATGTGATTGCTTATTGCGTTACAACGAACTGACAGCAAAATGGGGCGTTATTGTCCAATCGCCAACATATACCGTGGCAATGGCAATCAATGACAGTAATATGGTTTCTGCATTGCAAATCACGCCCACTGATTTGTCCAGCACACCAAATATCATTGAATCCAAATTTGCAAACGGAAGCGAAAAAGACACGTTTGCGTCTGCGGTGTTTAGCCTTGCTCAAACAGCACCTTCACTGCTTTACCCCAATGAGCCTGTCAACAAACAATCGGTGACATTGCCTTTGGTGAATAGTGATGTTCGGGCGCAATATATCGCACAACGATTGCTGAAAGCGGGGCGTGAAGATTTGATCGTCAAAGTCACCATCAGTTTTGCTGGATTGCAGCTTGAAGCCGGTGACATTGTGACGCTGACCAGCCCAAACTACGGCTGGACAAACAAGCTGTTCAGAATTTCGCAGGTCACAGAGACATTCACGGATGATGGTCAAATCACGGCTGCACTCACATTGATGGAATATAACTCCACGGTATATGACGATATTCCAATCACGCAGTTCACGCCAGCACCAAACACAGGTATTCCGTCACCTTTGGTCTTTGGGGCTGTATATCAGCCATCCATAGTCAATCAGTACCCCAATGCGGCGAACCCGTCATTTGGCGTATCCGTGACGGCGGCATCAAGCGGCGTGAGCCAATATGCTGAAGTCTGGTATTCCGCATACAGCAGCCCGTCAGAATCGCAAAGAATTTTTGCGGGAACAACCGCAGTCAGATCGGCTGGCAATCCATATATACCCGGTTCAAGTATGGGTGTTGTGACGCTTGAGAACATCCCGCAAGGAAATTGGTATTTCTTTGTGAGAATGGCAAACTCACTTGGAACAAGTCAGTTCAGCCCGGCAAGCGGCGTCCTTCAATGGCGTCCAACTACATTCCAGTTTTCCGGGCGATACATTGGCCTTGCCTATGCAGACAGCAGTACCGGCACAGGAATTTCAGACAATCCAAGAGGCAAAGCCTACTATGGGTTGTGGAACACGGACACACTGCCTTCATACTCAACAGACCCAACTTTGTACACATGGTATTTGGCGCAACCAACATTTGGCACTAACGTGTATCTCGCATATTGCAATCGAAGCAGCAGGAAGTTTAGTTTTGCCACTGACTTTGCGGCATATGCGGCTGGCACGGCGGCGTTTGTTCCTACAACAGCAGCTTTGTATGACCCAAGCATCTGGTCATCGTTGCCGGACGGCAACAACGTGATTGATTTGGATGCTCGCACGGGTCAGTTGATTACCACCGGAACAACAACCATTGGTTCGGGCGAGATTGCGATCACAAACAGCACTGACGGAAGAATTGTTGCTCAATTGGCAACGCTGCTTGATTTCGGGACTGGTGTTTCTCAAAAGACTAGCACCGTTGCTCAGTTGACCATTGACCAATATGGTCGTGTGTTGGGATTTGTTTCGCCTGACGATTTCAAATACACGCTGTATGAAGCTGTTGCAACGGCAGGACAAACCGTATTCACGCCCACAGCGCGAAGTGCTTCATACATAGTTGGCCAATGTCTTGTGTTCCGCAATGGTGTAATGTTGGACGAAACCGAATACACCGAGACAACAACAACCGTGACGCTTGGAACGGCTTGTGTTGTTGGAGAGATAATTGCCATCATCAGCATGAGCGCAGTGGCAAACGGCAACACATACGTCAATACTGGATTGACGGTTCAAACAGTTGCCACGAGTTCAATTGTGTACAGCAGCGCAACCTTGCCAAATCAAAAAATCTATGCGGGAGACAAAATCACATTTGTCAACACTGGCACTCCAACGCAATACACGGTTTCCACTGTCAACTACACAACTCGCACAATTACGTTAACGACCACTTTGAGTGGGGTATCTGCTGGAGCATCGGTATTCCAATATCGTGTGGCGTCTTCCGCATATCGTCCAATGAGCCGTTGGACTGTCAATTTGTCTAACCAGACCGATTACACGCCAACTGAATGGGCGTTCAGGTCTGGCTATGAAAAACTGTTCCTCAATGGCACTGCGGTCAATGAATACGACTATGACCTCACGGGCACTTTGAGCTTCATCCAGAATGTAAGCGGGCTTGTCACCAACATCCAATTCGCAGAAAATATCTTGACAACGCCAATTGGGGCTTCACAAACCGTGACTGCCAACACAGTGGCGGGCGTAACAACATATTCATTCAGCTACAACGCCTTGGCTTTTGAGTTGTATTTGAATGGAAGTTTGATAGAACAGGGGACAGATTATTCAACATCAACAGGGTTGTACACATTGGCATACACGCCAGCCACAAGCACCACAATGCTTCAACAAACCACTTATCAACGAACAGGGGCAGCATAAATGACAGCAGCACTTAATTTGGGATTGCTTGCAAACAACGTCAATAGCAGCGGTCAAGTTTCTTTGACAGCCGCAGTTTCTGGAGCTTTGCCAACAGCCAACGGCGGAACAGGCTTGTCCGCACCCGGCATTGCTGGCAACGTCCTAATCAGCAACGGAACTATTTGGACATCTGGATTGCCCACATATATTGGTGGGCGCGGTCAACTTTTTACATCCACTGGCACGTTTACCGTTCCGGCAGGCATCACGGCAGTCAAAGTCACTGTTGTTGGCGGTGGTGGTGGTGGTGGCGGCGGCCAAGGCTGTGGCGGGTGTGGAGGTGCTGGCGGAGGTGTCGCGATTAAATATATAACAGGACTTACATCTGGCTCAACCGTTACGGCAACTGTTGGCGGCGGCGGTACTGGTGTTTCTTCTGGAACCGGGACTACTGGTGGCACATCATCTTTTGGTGCGTATTGTTCTGCTTCTGGAGGCGCGGGTGGGCTTGTTCTTCCCACTGCATACGCAACACCGGGCGTTGGTTCATCTGGTGATTTGAATTACACAGGTGGTTACGGGCAAAATGGTGACCCATGCATTAGCTTTAGTGGAGGTGGCGGTGGTGCAGGCAATGCTACTGCCCCCTCTAATACAAGCGGATTCCGTTTTGGTCTAGGAGGCTTTTTTGGTGGAGTCGGAGGAGCCGGAAGACCAAGCGGCAGTTATGGAAACGGAAATTCAGCAACTGGTTATGGTAATGGCGGCGGTGGAGGTCTTTCCAACGCTGCTGTAGCGGGCGGCGCTGGTACTGCTGGCGCAATTCTTGTGGAGTGGTGAAAATGAAAAACGCTTTAATTTGTCCCAATCAGCCAGTGGAAACTGGTTATCGTGTGGCTGAAGTCGCGGATGCCACTTTTGAAGTTGCATCCCCTTTGTTTTGGGTGTTGTGCGCTGATGATGTTGTGGCTGACCAATTTTGGTACGACCCAAGCGACAACACGATCAAACCTGTTCCTGTGCCACCAGAGCCTGAACAACCAACAATTCAAGGAGCGCAATCGTTGTGAACCCTGTCTCGCCTGTTTTTTCGGTTACACAAGACGGGACCATCCTGAATGTGTATCACGCAAAGAAAACCCAAGGCTTGCCGCGCCATAAGCATGTTTACTCTCATTTGACCATGTGTCATGCAGGCAGCATTATTGTGCGTAAGGAAGGCAGGCAGCTAGTCATGACCAAAGACACGCAGCCCGTCAACCTTGCCGCCAATGAATGGCATGAAATTGAGGCGCTGGAGGACGGGACAGTGTTTGTTAACGTCTTTGCAGAAGGCAAGTATTAAGGCATAATTTACAAAACAAGACAGCATCCGTACCCCGTAAGTGCATGGGGAACGTCACCACCCGAGAACTGGGGAATTTAATGTCAGTCTTCAACAAAAACACACTGGCGCAGGTCAGTGGCTTCGATAATCCAATTTTGGCTGGCGAACTTGTGTTCGGTCAGAATACATTTTGGAATCTCACGTTTACCAATTCCAATTCAGGTCTTCCAATTGACCTGACAGCGGCAACGATTGATGCTCAGATCGTTCGCCGCAATGTCTCAAATGTTCAAGATACTCGAAATGGTCTGACGTTTGATATTGCGGATTACACGCCTACACCTACAGCGATTCCATTGACTGTGACCAACATTGTTGGTGCGGCTGGAACTTGTACGCTGGTCATTGACTCTGATGCTTGGGGATTGATTGATACTGACGTCCAGCTTGAAATCAATGCTCAAAACTGCGTTGGTTATTCTGGCCGAGTCAAAGTCTCGTTTCCTGCAACTGGTTCAACCCCTGCGGATGACAGCATCATTTTCTTGCTGTTTTTGATTCGCTCTGATGGCATCGTGGTTGTATGAGCAAGGGCGTAATCATTTCCCCGGCTAACAGGGGCGTCCAAGTTGTTGTTACTGACGAACAAAATGTGCAACTACTGGTTGATGGCAATCGAAACGTCAGCCTCGAAGTCATATCGCAACCTCGTACTGAAGTATTGGTTGATAAGGGTGTTTCTGGGCCTCTTGGACCGACTGGACCAACCGGTGCTCAATCAACAGTTCCCGGTCCGACAGGTCCAACAGGAGCAGCTTCCACAGCAGTAGGACCAACTGGACCGACAGGTTCAATAGGTTTGACTGGTGCAACTGGCCCTACAGGTGCTGACTCTACGATTGCTGGCCCAACTGGCCCAACTGGCTCTATTGGTTTGACCGGTGCAACTGGTCCCACTGGAGCGAATTCAACAGTTGCTGGACCAACCGGTCCAACTGGATCAAATGGTTTGACCGGCCCAACTGGACCGACAGGTGCGGCATCTACTATTGCCGGTCCTACTGGCCCAACCGGGTCTACTGGAGCTGCTTCCACGGTAGCAGGGCCAACTGGTCCAACTGGCGCTCAAGGAATTCAGGGCATTGCTGGCCCAACTGGCCCTACAGGTTCAACTGGCGCTGCTTCTACTGTTGCCGGACCTACTGGCCCAACTGGGGCTACAGGCGCAGCATCTACGGTTGCTGGACCAACCGGTCCAACTGGACCAACTGGCGCAGATTCCACTATTGCTGGCCCAACTGGCCCTACGGGAGCTGCCGGGGCCGCATCTACTGTAGCGGGGCCAACTGGCCCAACTGGAGCCACAGGGGCTGCTTCAACAATTGCTGGCCCAACCGGACCAACTGGTGCTACAGGAGCAAACTCTACAGTTGCTGGACCGACCGGTCCCACCGGTGCAACCGGAGCAGCGTCTACTGTGGCTGGCCCAACGGGGCCAACTGGCGCTACGGGAGCTGATTCAACAGTCGCTGGACCAACTGGTCCAACCGGCGCTACGGGTGCGGCTTCTACAATTGCCGGTCCTACAGGTCCAACTGGTTCAACTGGTTTGACCGGCCCGACAGGTCCAACCGGTGCAGATTCCACAATTGCTGGCCCAACTGGCCCAACAGGCCCGGCTGGTTCTGCTTCTGCTGGTGGATCAAATACGCAAGTCCAATTTAACAGTTCTGGCACATTGGCTGGTTC